CTAGGGTGTGGACACATTGTGGACACTCTGACCACCATTAGCACCCTTCAACGGATTAAGCGAAATCGCGTCCTGCAGGTACTGAGGAGCGAAGTGCGCATAGACCATTGTCTGCGCAATTTTCGTATGACCTAAGATCCTCTGCAGTGTGATGATGTTGCCCCCGTTAATCATAAAGTGCGTCGCGAAAGAGTGTCGTAGCGCATGTGTTGCTTGTCCGGCCGGTAAATCGGGCTTAACCTCTTTGAGGGTTCGCCTGAAGTTAGCATAACTGGCCTCAGGAAACAGAAAACCTCGTGTTTTGCCGACTACGTAAGCCGCAACGTCATCAGAGATCGGGACCGTGCGCGGTGTGTTGGTTTTCGTCTTAACGAAAGACACTCGGTTATGAATCACATTCTCCGCCTTCAATCGTGCAGCTTCGCCCCATCTTGCTCCGGTACTCAAACACAAAACCGCAATTTTACGATTATCACCTGAGAGCGCAGCAAGTAAGGCGTCAATTTCCTCAAGAGTGAGATAGCCCGTTTCGGCTGTCTGCTCTTTCAGTTTTTTGAATCCCCTGAATGGATGCTCACCGTTATACAGTTCTGACTCAATCAGGGTTGTGAACATCCCACCTAGCGTGATCAGGTCGCGGTTGATGGTAGTTGGCTTAATACCTTCACCCCGACGTTGAGCACAATATTGCGTTATCAGGCTCTTGGTGATCTGGAAAGCGCATGGGTTACCGGTCATCGTTTCGAAACGCTCAATTTTCCTGAGATACGATTGACCGTGCTCCTCATGTTTACCTTTCAGCTTCCACCACAACTCTTTCAGTTCTGACAATTGGCGTTTGTCCGTTGGTTTTGAAAGCCATTCCTTTGAGTGATGGTTATATTGAGTGTGCTTTTCAAAAGCCATCGCCTCGCTTTTCTTGTCGAACTTCCGACGGATGCGTTTTCCGTTACGCCCGCTCGGTCTAATGTCCACTTCATATCGACCATCATCGAGCTTTTTAACAGACATAAAGCCTCCCGATGATGTTACTGCGTACTTCAATTTCCTGATTTAAATAGCAAAAACTCACTGTGCATTTACTGCACAAAAAAGCGCCGTAAATGGTTAGCCAGTTTTCTGGTCTGAGTGGGGTGACGTTGTTGTCTGCTGCCCAAAGTGCGCGAGAGCCGGTGCAATTTGCCCAGCTTCAGGTGTTATTTGATCGGCCATGAACCACAACGTGTACTTTGTGAACCGGGGGTGTTGCAGGATTTTCATGATTTGCTCAACTCCGGGCTTTTTGTCTCCGGACTCATAACCAGCAAGAGAGCTATAGGCTATGCCTGTTAACTCACTGAATTGCCTCTTGTTTAATCTCTCTGATTCTCTAATCAGCTTTATCTTCTCAAATACCGGGGTTGACATAGTTACTCCTATGGAAGAATATTGCCCCTATCGGGATGTTTTACTCTTATTGGGTTATCTAGTGAGAGCAATTAAAGCCCATTAAGAGCAATTAATCACACTAAAGGAGAATCGTAGCAGATGAACAACCAGCTTGTAAGTAGAACAGATGCGGTTCCATACCAGGAATTCGCGCGCCTTATTGGTAAAACACCTGCAGCCGTTAAAGGCATGATTGAAAAGGGCAAGCTGCCTGTAGTCGAGATGACAGATCCGCAGTCAACGAGTGGGCGCGCAGGGGAATATTGGGTTTATCTGCCTGCCTGGAACAAGGGTATGAAGATGGCATATGACAGCCGCCCGAAGGAAATTCGTGATGGTTGGCTGATGTGGCTCGGATTAGGGGAGCGAGTATGAATAGTGAACCTCGCTGTATTGCACAGTTGCTTCGAAGAGAAAGTCCTAAACCTACCAACTTCACTATCACTCACGGTCGTGGACGTAAGGGCATCATCATCCGAACCCGAAAGCCGGGTGTTATCGAGAAGCTTCGTCGACTGGTCAAAAAGAGAGGACTGTGGTTATGACGGTAATGACACTGGACGTGATCCAGAAACAACCAACAGCGCTTCGCGGTCTGGTCTGCAAGTATCTGGCTCAGCCTCGCTGGCAGGACACTTGCGATTTTTACAATCAGATGATGGAACGGGAGCGTCTTACGGTTTGTTTCCACGCTCAATTAAAACAGCGTCACTCTGTCATGCGCTTAGAGGAAATGACCGAAGCCGATCGTGAGCGTCTTGTTTGTGCGCTTGATGAATTGAGAAATGCATTCACCCGGTATCGTCAACTTGGCACGTCAAAAGCAACTTTCATCAGCCGCCTGACCGTCAGCCAAAGGCGTTCATTGTTTCTTCATGCTGGACTGACAGAGCAGGAATTTATGATGCCGCACTGGCGTTTGAATGAAGAGGGCTGTTATTGGCGCGACAAACTTTTCCGCGCGCTGCGAGAGCTGTTTAGCCTTTTTGAGTACGCACCAACCATTTTAACCTCGGTGAAACCTGAGCAGTATTTACATTAATTAATCTGGATTCGATTTATTACGCGCCTTACAGCGTGGGGACTCCTTTTGTCCGGAGATAGGCAAATGCAAAAGCAAAATACAGCGCAGCGGGGGATGTATTCGGCACTTCTGGCGCAGGCAGTAAGCGAGGCACAGCGCGACGCGGCGACCCGTTTCTCTTCTCAGTTTGACGGGCTTATCGCGCACATCAGTAAGTCAGAACTTAATCGCACCGAGATTATCGAGTTATTAGGTCAGGAGTCGGAAAAGTTACACAACGCAATTTTCGGTAGAGCTGGCTAACCACTGTTAACAGGAAGCAAAAAATGAGTATACACATCGAGATTAATAACCAATACGTCATCACCAGTGACCGCTATCAATTCATTTTGCAGGAAAAAAAGACCGCTACATCCGGGAAGAATGAAGGTAAGGAATGGCTGGACGTTGTGGGTTACTACCCAACTATCCCTAAGCTTATCTCAGGCCTGGTATTGCATGATCTTTTGACCAGCGATCTTACTAGCTTCACAGCTCTGGAAGCTCGGATTGAACGCATGGGGAAGCAATGTCTGGACGCCTTTAAATAGTATGTCCATCGAATCTCGGGGGCGTATTGCCCCCTCGCCACCACCACCATTTTTGAAGGGCGCCAGTGATTCATTCGTTGGTACTTATCCCTGGAATAACGTCACCAAAGAGGCCATTGGCCGCGACAGACCCCTTACACGTGCCGAACTCCGTCAGGTGCAAGGTGTTTTAAACCGGATTGACCGTCTGCCGTTTTTCCTGCAAACGCTGTTTACATCGCGTTATAACTTCATCCGCCGTAAAAAGAGCCCTTTAGGTGGGCTGTATTTCCTTAAAAACACGTTTGAGCGCAAGCTGCTGCCACGTCTTGAGCGTGTTAATGAGCTGTGTGGGATGAATGAAATCGCCTCGATTGGGTTTCTGTCCGAGCGCGACCAGTATGCGCGCTTACCAGATATGAATGACAAAGAGCTCAGGAAATTTGCGGCCAGAATTGCCTCTCAGCTCTGGAGCAAATATGAGGAGTTAAGCGACGCATGGGCGGAGGCTCACGGCGGGAAAGAAACACTTTTCACCGATAAAGCTCAGTCGCACCTATACGGGCAAGTGGCCGGTATTGCTCGCGCATTTAACATCACCCCGATGTACTGGAAAAAATACCGTAAGGGTCAGATGACGATCCGCATGGCATTTTCCGCTATTTCACGACTGATAAAAGACGAGTGGTGGATTAATCAGCTTAAGGCGCAGAGGATGCGCTGGCGCGAGGCGCTGCTCATCGCTGCCGGTGAGGTCAACAAAGACCGTTCACCTTACGCAAGCAAAATGGCGATCCGCGATGTTCACTCGCGCCGCCTGGCTAATCTCGAATACCTGAAATCCTGTGAACTGGAAAACAAAGTCACCGGCGAACGTATCGACCTCATCAGTAAGGTCATGGGGAGTATTTCTAACCCTGAAATACGCCGCATGGAGCTGATGAACACCATCGCCGGGATTGAGCGCTACGCGACCAGCGTTGGTGACGTGGGGATGTTTATCACGCTGACCACGCCATCGAAGTATCACCCGACCCGTCAGGTTGGCAGAGGTGAAAGCAAAACGGTGCAGCTCAATCATGGCTGGAACGATACCGCGTTCACGCCCAAAGACGGCCAGCGCTATCTCTGCCGAATCTGGAGCCTGATGCGCACCGCTTTTAAAGATAACGATTTAGAGGTTTACGGGATGCGTGTTGTTGAACCGCACCACGACGGCACGCCACACTGGCACATGATGCTGTTTTGCAAACCCGGTCAGCGTAAAGCCATTAACGAAATTATGCGTCGTTATGCCCTCAAAGAGGACGGACACGAAAAGGGCGCGGCAAAACAGCGCTTTGAGTCACGCCATCTTAATCAGGGCGGAGCGGCGGGTTATATCGCTAAATACATTGCAAAAAATATCGACGGTTACGCACTTGACGGCCAGCTCGATCACGATACCGGCAAGCCTCTGAAAGATACGGCCGCAGCCGTCACCGCATGGGCGTCTACATGGCGCATCCCGCAGTTTAAACCGATTGGCCTCCCGACGATGGGCGCTTACCGCGAACTGCGCAAGCTGCCGCGTGGGGTGAGTATCGCCAGCGAGTTTGACGACAGGGTAGAGGCCGCGCGAGCTGCTGCAGATGAGGGTGATTTTGAGCGGTACATCATCGCGCAGGGTGGGGCAAACATGCCGCGTGATGCTCAGGCCGTAAGGGTTGCCCGTAAGGTGACGGATGAGGTTAATGAGTACGAGGAAGATATCGAGAGGGTGGTCGGTATTTATGCCCCTCATCTCGGGGCGCACCGGGTCCATGTCACCCGTACAGCCGAATGGCGAATCGTTCCAAAGATTTTGGCCGTTGAGCCTTTGACCTTAAAAAGCGGCTCTGCCGCGCCTCGGAGTCCTGTCAATAACTGTGGAAAGCTCACCGGCGGTGATGCTCGAGTTATGACCCCCACACCGTCTGAGCATGCCGCAGCGGTGCTGAATCTTGTTGATGACGGTGTTGTCGCATGGGACGACCCCGAAGTCGTGACAGCGCTCAGGAGCGCGCTAAAACACGACGCCCCGCATCAAAATCGCCAGCAAAGAAGTAGTGAGCCATTAAAACCGCATGGCGTTGCCCCGTCAGGCAGGCTGACTAAATCCGAACGTGCGCAAATACCTCGTATCCGCTTTGACCTTGCGCAGCATGGCATCACCCCAAAACGCTGGGAACTTGAGGCGCTGGCGCGCGGGGCGACCGTGACATACGACGGGCAGAAATTCACATATCCGGTTACTGATGAGTGGCCGGGATTCTCAACAAATCAATAATGGTGATTGAAATGGCTGATTTTGAATCGATAATAAGAACCGCCAGTTTTGAGGGATGGCTCGAGCAATTAAGGGATAATGCGGAGCTGCGCAGCGGTAGCGCTTCTGATGCGGATGTCAGGGGGTGATGACTGATGCATGTAATTTGAGGTGAAACACCGCAGTACCATACCAAAAATATTAAGTTAATGGCTCTCGTCCACCAGCTGCAGCAAATTATAGCCAATGAGAACCTGACTCCCGCCGAGTTGGTCGGGTATGCCAAAATAGTCAGAGATAATTACGGCAGGCTGTACGATATCAGCAATCCGAAAATTTAGGCGTTCACACCGGCGAAAGGCCCGATTATTCCGCAACCACGTCGACCATAGCAAACGCCGCCGGTACTGAAGCTTGCTTTAGGTACCGGCGGCGTTGAACAACGAGCCCCCGAGGCGTTAGCGTCTCAAAAGTCGTTCTATTTGCTTAAGGGAGTTTTCAAAAGTATCTGATAAATAAAAAACGTTCTGTTTGGCTATTTGTTTTTTCCATTCCATAACTGGCAACCTCTGTTTATCAACGATGTATATATCTGCTTTAGTTTCTTTTAATTCATCCCATATGTGGTGGTCGTCTGGATTTATTTTAAGACCGATGACTATAATTTTATTAGAGGTTTTAATTTTTTCTTTAAACTGTTGCTGTTGCAGATTAACAATACTGGGGCAATGAATAACTGTTTTTTCTGGATGGTACATGGCTACTGCAGGAGCTAACGAAGTATCACTCTTACAATAATTAATAATTTCTTTCTGGTCGTTATAGATTTTTATGTCACCATCAGTTAATGCACCTCCAGCGCCTGGGGCGTGCAGAAAACTAACTCCTGTGGCTATACCTGCAGGAATGAAATTACATGAGCCGTGTATCTTTAACAGAGACATACTGTTGGGAATGCGATTATCGGTACGGTACTGTACATTTATGCGATGTGACCATATAGCTTGCTCGATGAGCAGATCATAGTTAGTTGTAGCCAGATAAATATTCTTTTTTTTCTTTATCATAGCTATGAGCTTAAGATAAAAATTACCCTTTTTTATGCTGAATCTTGCCAATGCCATAGCCATTTCTTTTAATAGAGCAGTGACGTCACTGTTTCTTTCTTCGAAAAATCTTATCATGGCCTTTTCTGGATCATTCCTGAAAAGCTCAAGCATTTCGCCCTGTATTGTCGTTGAGATACCACCTTCTTTTCTCATTGCGTCTATTAAAGCACCTCCCAATGGAGGTTGTCCTCCGACACAAGGGCCACTACCAAAACTAGCCCCAGCACCGAATAAAATTAACGCTCCCATTTCGTTTCCTTATCAATTGTAGTTTATGCGATTCATATTACCCATTCATGCGCGATAAAGCAGTTAAGGTAGGGTGCTTTTTTTAATGTTGGTCGCGTAAATACGGGAAAACTTACGTGCATGCCTAAGCTGCATGAAAACGCATGAGCATAATCGGGTTGTGAATTGTTCGACCTGCCAGGCTTGATGAGGTTTTTGTGGTTCATGCAACTGCATTAAAACGGCCCCATAAGGCGGGCAGGCGAGGCGGGGATAGCACTGCGCGCCGGGTGTGGTGACAGGATTTATTTTACGCGTCTGTGCGCGTCGTGGGGGCGCGCTGTGATGTGAAGTCGGTCAAGGTGATGTCGGGCGCTTGCGTCGCGTGCGCGGCGTCTGGCTTGCTCTGAGAATGTGCCGCCCGTAGGCGGCATTTTTGGCAGGTTTAGTCGGTCTCTATGTTGTAATCCTTAAAGCGGATCACCTCCATCCCGAGCCAGTCGTTTATCTCTTTAAACCGCTCCTGCAGCGGCGTCAGCTCGTTACGCACAAACACCCGCGCCACCTTCTCGATATCGCCCATCGAGCCGATATTCTCAGGCTTGCCGCCCATGAGCTGGAACGGTACGCGGTGCGCATCGAGCAGGTCAGCGGCGCTCACCTTCTTGATGTTAAAAAAATCATCCTTCGTGGCGACTTCACTCAACGGCACGATCTTAATGCCATCCGGCTTCCCGTTCGGGGCGTAGAAAAACAGGTTTTTGAAATTACCGAGTCCTTTCGAGTCACGCATTGCGGAGCGCAGCGCCTCAACGTCGGTGCTGCTCTGCGCCGCGTCGGTCACGTACATGATGTAACCCGCGTGCGCGCCGTTCTGGTAATACTTGCGACGAAACAACGTGGCGGATTCATTCAGCCAGGCGGAATTGAGCGCGCTCAGGTATTCCGGCATCCCGTAGAGCTCCTGATTGATATCGGGCTCAAGCAGATGAAACACCGAACCGGGGGCGAACTGGTGCGGGTGGGTAAAGCTCGACACGTACCAGTAAACCCCATCCTCAACACCACGGCGGGTGTATTTGGCCGGTGAGGTTTCCAGCTTCATGAGCTGGCCGGTCACACTCATGCGCTTTTCGAGATAGCCGTTGGCGAAGACCAGATAATCAAGCACAAGGCGGCTGAAGTCCTGACGCGACAGCAAAGGGTGCGGGATAAAGGTGCTGGTCAGAATGTTGCGCTTTACGTAAATCGGAGAGCTGTGGTGCACGGCGGCGCGCAGGCTTTTCGCCAGCCCGGAGAAGTTGACCGGCGGCTCGTACCATTTGCCGTTATTGATGCATTCGACATAGTCGAGGATGTCGCGGCGATCCAGAACGGGTGACGGCTCACCAAAGGTGAACGCCTCCATTTTCTGCGGCGCGCTGGCGGTCATGCTGGTCTGTTTTGGCTGTTTATTTTGGCGTTTTTTCATCTTAGTTAATATCCAGAATGGAGCTTGATTGCATACCGCTACCGGCGGAAAGCGGCTCGTTTAACAGGGCGTGCATGGTTGCCCACGCGATATCCGCGTGGCTGGCTTCTTCACTGCGGCTGGCTTCATAGGTGGCGCTGCGGCCGCTGCTGGTCATGGTTTTGCGGATAGCCATAAATGACTGCGTGATGTCGGTCGCACCGGCGTCATATTCCAGACACCCGCGTCGGATGGTGTCTTTCGCTTTCAGCACCATTGCGGTTTTCATTTCCGGCGTGTAGCGGATGGCGCGCGCCGCCGGGAAGAATGAGCGCACGAGCTGGTAAACACCCTGACCGATGCCGGTCGCATCAATGCCGATATAGTCGACGGTGTATTTCTCGGTCAGCGCCCGGATGGCCTCGGCCTGTGCGGCAAAGTCCATGCCTTTCCACTGATGACGCTCAAGGATGCGGAACTTGCCACCGGCAACCAGCGGCGGAGCCAGTACCGCGCACCCGGCGCTGTCCCCGGTGTGTGACGGGTCATAGCCAATCCAGACAGGACGCCAGTTAAACGGACGGTCAGCGAACGGCTCGAAGTCCTCCCATTCTTCCATCGCATCAACCATGCAGCGCTGCAGCTCCTCGAACGGGAATACCGATGCCTTATCGTCGACGAACTCGCACATAAACAGGTTACGGAAGTCATCCGCGCTGTTTTCCTGCTTAAGCTGGTCGAGGTTAAACAGGGTGCAGCCACCGGCGAGCGCGTCCTCAATGGTGACAATCTGCCGCCACTGGCCGTCCCCGCATAACATGCCACCGGCAAGCGCCTGATGACTGATATCGATGTCGACACGTTCGTCTCGGTTGCTGCGGCCACGGTTAAACAGCTCGCCTGACCAGAACGGGTAAGCGCCGTGCGCCAGCGTCGACGGGGTAGAAAAATAGGTGGTGCGCAGGTGTGACTGCGAGGCCATGCCCGAGGCGACTTTGCGCAGCTTCTGAAAATTGGGGATCCAGAAAATTTCATCGACGTACAGGTCGCCGTTGTGGCTCTGCGCGGTGTTGGAATTGGTCCCGAGAAAAATCAGCTCAGCGCCATTGTTGCCGATGACGATCGGGTCGCCTGACAGGTCGACGTCAACCAGACGGGCAAAGGCGATGATGTACTTACGGAACACGTAAGCCTGCGTTTTACTGGCCGACAAAAATATCTGGTTTTGCCCGGTCTTAAGCGCGCGCAGAAGTGACTCGCGCGCAAAGTAGAACGTCGCGCCAATCTGTCGCGATTTCAGGATGTGGCGGATGCGGTGCTCTAACCCCGCTTTATGCCAGCGGAGCTGATAGTCAAACGACTGGTCGAAGAAAATCTCTTCCAGTTTTTCTATAGCCTCATCGCTGAAATAGTTTCGTTTCGGCTTTTTGCGATCCCCTTTGTTGCGGCTGGCGATATTGGGGTTTAAATCCACCTCGTTTCCGGTCTGGCAGTAGCGGTTAACGCGCGCGAGCCGCTCCATCTGGCGCGACAGAAAATCAGCGACTTTGAAGTCATGCGCGGTCAGGTCTGGCTTTGCATAGAGCTGAATAAGCCGCGCCTCTAACGTCGATTCCACGCGGTTAATCGGCGCGGTTTCTTCCCATCCATCGCGCTGTTTCCAGCTCTGAACGGTCGGGCGCTTGAGCTGCAGCATGTCGCAGATTTGCGGCACGGCGAACCCCTGCCAGTACAACAGCCGCGCCTGTCGTCGCGGGTCATTTAACAGAGAAAGGTCAGTTGAAATGGTCATGCTTGCCTCGTTTTTGGTGTGACGTGGCAAGGCTAAGGAAATGGGGGGTTATTAGCGCTAAGTGCCTGTTGTATCAGATCTAACAGGAGCGCAAGCGGTGGCTGATACGGGTCAGAGTCGGGAAACTAACCCCGACCCGAAAACCCAACATCAGGACACCTGAACAATGGCAAAGAAAGTTTCTAAATGGTTTCGAATCGGCGTCGAGGGTGACACCTGCGATGGCCGCGTCATCAGCGGTGACGATATTCAGGATATGGCCGACACGTTCGACCCGCGCGTCTACGGCTGCCGCATCAACCTCGAACATATTCGGGGGTTGATGCCTGACAGTCCGTTTAAACGTTATGGCGATGTGACCGAGCTCAAGGCGGAGATTATCAGCGATGGCTCTGCGCTCGATGGCAAAAAAGCGCTGTTTGGCAAAATCCAGCCGCTCGACGAGCTGGTCAGCATGGTTAAGGCCGGGCAGAAGGTTTACACCTCCATGGAGATCCGCCCGAACTTTGCCAACAGCGGCAAATGTTACCTCGTTGGCCTAGCTGTCACCGATGACCCGGCAAGCCTTGGCACCGAATACCTCGAATTCTGCAGCCGCGCCGCGCAGAACCCGCTCGCCGGTAAAAAAGACCAGCCGGACGACGTTTTTTCTGTGGCCTCACTGGCTGAGCTGGAATTTGAGGACGTCCCCGACACCATGCTCAACAGCCTGACCGATAAGGTTAAAGCCATTTTTGGCCGTAAGCAGGCCAGCGATGACGCGCGTCTCGCGGATGTGCATGAGGCCGTGACCACCGTCACCGAGCTGGTGCAGACCAACCTCAACGCCACCGACCAGCGCGTCACCGAGCTGGAGACCGAACTGGCGCAACTTAAGCAGGACGTGACCAGCAAGGCGGAAGAAAGCGCGCAGGCGTTTAACGACCTCAAAAGCTCCCTCGATAACACCGAAAGCCAGCGCCAGCCGCGCCGTGAGCTTTCAAAAGGCGGTACGGGCGACGAGCTGCTGACCAACTGCTGATAACGCGCCGGGCGCGTTGCCCGGCCTGAACCCTTTTACCCGAACAGGAAAAACCATGCGTAAAGATACCCGTTTCAAATTTAATGCCTACCTGTCCCGCGTCGCGGAGCTGAACGGTATTTCCACCGATGACGTGGCGAAGAAATTCACCGTCGAGCCGTCGGTCACGCAAACCCTGATGACCACCCTGCAGATGTCATCCGCGTTTCTGACCAAAATCAACATCGTGCCGGTTGACGAACTGAAGGGCGAAAAAGTCGGCGTCGGCGTTAACGGTACGATTGCGAGCACCGCCGACACCGCCGGTGATGATGAGCGTAAGACCGCTGACTTTACCGCGCTGGAGTCCAATAAATACGAGTGCGACCAGATTAACTTTGACTTCCATATCCGCTACAAACAGCTCGACCTGTGGGCGCGATTCCAGGACTTCCAGACCCGTATCCGTGACGCCATCATCAAACGTCAGTCCCTGGATTTCATCATGGCCGGTTTCAACGGCATCGAGCGCGCGGCGACCTCCGACCGTAAAAAAAATCCACTGCTGCAGGACGTGGCGATCGGCTGGCTGCAGAAGTACCGCAATGAAGCGCCCGCGCGCGTGATGTCAAAAATCACCGACGAAGAAGGTGCGGTGATTTCTGAAGTGATCCGCGTGGGTAAAAACGGCGACTATGCGAACCTCGACGCGCTGGTCATGGATGCCACCGGCAACCTGATTGACGAGATTTATCAGGATGACCCGGAGCTCGTCGTCATCACCGGGCGTAAGCTGATGGCGGATAAATATTTCCCGATCGTCAACAAAGAGCAGGCAAACACCGAGTCACTGGCCGCTGACATCATCATCAGCCAGAAGCGAATCGGCAACCTGCCAGCCGTGCGCGTGCCTTACTTCCCGGCAGATGCGCTGATGGTGACGCGTCTCGACAACCTGTCTGTCTACTTCATGGATGACGCGCACCGTCGCAGCATCATCGAAAACCCGAAAAAAGACCGCATCGAAAACTACGAGTCAATGAATGTTGACTACGTGGTCGAGGCTTACGCCGCCGGTTGCCTGATTGAAAACATCAAGCTCGGTGACTTCACCGCACCTGCAGCAACGGAAAGCGGAGAGTAAGCCATGACGAGTCCCGCAGCGCGTCACATGATGCGGGTCTCGGCCTCTGAAACTGCGCAGCGGGCTGCCGTCCCGCTGCGCAATGCAACTGCCTATGAGCAGATGCTCGTTAAGCTGGCCGCAGACAACCGCACGCTGAAACAAATCAGCTCCAAAGAGCGCAAAGCCGCGAAAAAGCGCGAGCTGCTGCCGTTCTACCTGCCGTGGGTCGCTGGCGTCCTAGCAAACGGCAAAGGCGCACAGGATGACATTGTCATGACGGTGATGCTCTGGCGTCTCGATGCTGACGATATCGCTGGGGCGCTGGAAATCGCCCGTTACGCCATGACCTACGGCCTCACCATGCCGGTCGGTCGCCGTCCGACGCCGTGCCTGCTGGCCGAAGAAGTGGCACTGGCCGCGCAGCGCCTGCTCACGGCAAAACAGCCGGTCAATCTGGCGAACCTGCTCGACACTATCGCGCTGACTGAACGCGCGGATATGCCCGATATCGTGCGTGCGAAGCTGCACAAAATCACCGGCTACGTGCTGCGTGATGCGGAGCAACTGCCCGAGGCGCTGGCGCACCTGCAGCGTGCGATCCAGTTAGAAAGCACTATCGGTGTGAAAAAGGATATCGAGCAGTTAGAGCGTCAGCTCAGGCCAAAACCCGAACCGGCACCGAAAACCAAAACGACTAAACCGCGCACGCGCAAGCCTGCCGCCAAACCGGCGGCACGACGCGGGCGTCCACCAAAGGCGGCAAAAGTCGCAGGTTAAACGAGCGCTCCCCGAACCGGGCGGCACGCCGGTTAATGCGGGTATCAATTGCCCTGACTGCGACCGGCGTCCACCGCCCACCCATTACCCGAGGTTGTCATGACGACGCTGATTATTGAGCCAAAAAAAGAGCCGCAGGACGTGCCGGGCGTGGTGATACCGCCACCTGGCGTGAGCGAGCCGGTAATCAAAAACACCCCGTTTTTTCCTGACGTTGATCCGAAGCGCGTGCGGGAAGAAATGCGACTGGAGCAGACCGTTTCCCCCGTGCGCCTGCGCCGGGCGATTAAGACCGCGATCGCGGAGACTAACGCGGAGCTGAGCGACTGGCGCGAAAGTCAGCTCGATGCCGGTTACGCCACGCTGGCGGAAGTCCCGACCGACAAGCTCGACGGCGAAAGCGTGCGCGTTTTCCACTACTTCAACGCCGTGTGCTCGATGACGACGGCCACGCTTTATGAACGTTTTCGCGGCGTGGATGCGACCGCCAAAGGGGACAAAAAAGCCGACAGCATCGACAGCACTATCGATGAAATGTGGCGGGATATGCGCTGGTCTGTGGCGCGCATCCAGGACAAAGCGCGCTGCATTGTGGGGCAAATCTGATGAAAGCGTATGCGCTGCAGGGCGACACCCTCGACGCGATTTGCGCCCGGTACTACGGGCGCACTGAGGGCGTGGTCGAAACCGTCTTAGAGGCTAATCCCGGCCTGTCTGAGCTCGGTGTGATCCTGCCACACGGCACGGCAGTAGAATTGCCCGAGACCGAGAGCGCGGCCAGTACCGAAACGGTGAATCTATGGGACTGAGTATGGAAAAAATCACCACGTTTATCGCCTACTGGCTGGCCGTGGGGCTGGCGTATGTCGGGGCAATGTCGCCCGAAAAGATGGCGCTATACGTGGGTGGCGGATGCGCCATTTTTACCGCGCTGACGAACTACTGGTTTAAGCGCAAGACGTACCTCTACCTGACATCGCTCGGACTCGATAAAGGGGCTATTCGTGAAATCAATCGTTAAAAAATGCAGTGTGGCCGCCGTGCTGGCGCTGGCAGCGCTTATGCCTGACTTTCGTCTGCTTAACACCTCGCCCGGGGGGCTGGCGCTGATTGCCGACCTCGAAGGTTGTCGCCTGACGCCTTACCAGTGCAGCGCGGGATTGTGGACGTCGGGCATCGGCCACACTGCAGGCGTCGTACCAAAGGGGGAAATCACCGAGCGGCAGGCGGCGGCGAATCTCGTCGCGGATGTGCTGAACGTCGAGAAACGTCTGGCCGTGTGCGCGCCGGTGAAAATGCCGCCGCATGTTTACGACGCGCTGGTCAGCTTCTCATTCAACGTGGGAACCGGTGCGGCCTGCCGGTCGACGCTGGTCTCGTTTATCAAACGCCAGCAATGGCCGCAGGCGTGCGACCAGCTCACCCGCTGGGTTTATGTGAATGGCGAAGTTAACAAAGGGCTGGAGAATCGCCGCGCGCGCGAGCGTACCTACTGCCTCAGGGGGATTCAATGAAAGTGATGTTGTTTTTACTGGCTGCGCTGATGGCGGTTGTGCTCTGGCAGCGTCATGAAAACGGCAACCTGACGCGCTCGTTTGAACGGGCGAACAGGGTCGCGACCGAACAAAAAAACGCGATCGGCATGCTGAAAAATCAGCTTTCCGTTTCGCAGGGAATTGCCAGGCGAAATGAAACCGCGCAGGTCAGTTTACGCGGCGAACTGCTGGCCGCAGGTGCGATGGCCGTGCGGCGTGAACAAACCATTACGAGGCTGATAAATGAGAATGAAACCTTACGCCGCTGGTATAGCGCTGAACTGCCTGATGTTGTGCGCAGGCTGCACACCCGCGCCGGTTGCGCCTCCGCCGGTCATTGTTTACAGCGCCTGCCCGAAGGTGAGCTATTGCCCGATGCCGGGAAGCGACCCGGCCACTAATGGCGACCTGAGCGCCGATATTCGCAGGCTTGAGCACGCGCTCGCCGCCTGCGCGCTGCAGGTTGAAACCATCAAAGACTGTCAGGATAAACTCGATGAAGAAAGCACGCAGCCTGCGCGAAGCGCTGATTAAATCCGTCCCGCAGCTTGAAACAAACCCCGAAATGATGCGCATCTTTGCCGATGAGGGGAATATCGATGCGCGTCTCGCGGCCTCGCTGTCGCACGAGAAAATTTATACCCTGAATGTGATCGTGTGTGACTTTGTGGGCGACCCTGACCTGATTTTCGTGCCGGTGGCCGCATGGCTCAGGGAAAACCAGCCGGATATCTGCACGCTCGATGACGGCCGCAAAAAGGGCTACCGTTTCCAGATGGATTTGAACGACGGGGACAGCGTCGATATCAGCATCAGCCTGCAGCTCACCGAGCGCACCATCATCAAAGAGGAAAACGGCGCGCTGCACGTGAGCTATGCCCCTGAGCCGCCGCTGCCGGAGCTCGTAACCCCACTAAAAGAGCTCTATCTTGACGGAGTGCTGGCGAGTAAATGGGATGACTGAATTTAAGCCCTTTGACGACAGGCTCAACGGTCTGATTGCTGCCCTGTCACCGGCTGCGCGCCGCAAGCTGGCCGGAGAGATAGCAAAGGAGCTGCGCAGGTCGCAACAGCAACGTATCAAGCTGCAGAAAGCACCGGACGGCTCACCGTATCAGGCGCGAAAGCGTCAGCCTCTCAGGGCTAAGACCGGGCGAATTAAACGGGCGATGTTCCAGAAGCTACGCACAAGCCGGTACATGAAAGCCACTGGCCGTGAAAACAGCGCGGTAGTGGAATTTACAGGTAAAGTGCAGCGCATCGCGCGTGTCCATCAGTACGGGCTAAAAGACCGTCCTAACCCGCACGGCCGTGACGTGCAGTATTCAGAGCGCCAGCTTCTCGGATTTAACCGCGGAGAAAAATACGCCATTGAAAATCTCATTTTCAGTCATTTAGCTTTAAACAAAACGCCTGGCAACTCTAGTTGTATATGAAGGCTAAAACTAATTTAATTGAAAAGGGGCGCTGGGCTTAAGAATTAGTTACAGGATGTCCAGCAAAGTATAGCTGTAAGAAAAACAATGCCAGTTCACGATAATACCATTTTCTTCTGGTTGCGTGATGTTTTTATTGATATTTTATATGCTTTCTTTATTGGCATGGTTACTTTATAAACAATGGGGGCTTTTTATGGGCGGGGAAATCGAAAATAATACATTGTACCGTTTTCGGTCAATAAATGGTTTGCTTGGTGAGAAGTATCAAGAGCTTGAGAGGCAATCGATTTTCTTTGCGCCTCCTAAACTTTTAAATGATCCGGCTGAGGGTTTTCGGGATATATATTTTAAAGGTGATGAGGTACTTTGGGAGAATCTCTTTAAGCATTATTTGGCCAGCCTGACAAATATAGTATATGACTACTGTCTGTTTGGTGAAAGTGAAAGTCTTGAGGGGAGTGTGCAAACGATTTCACCTGAAAATACTATACCGGAGAAACTCAAGGATAGTTGGGAAGAAATAAAGGATGCATTCTTTAATAGGGAGGAGTTAGTGGCATTAATTAGCCATATTGTAGAATGGAAGCCTAGCACCTCCCAGGTGGAACTAAATTTTTACCTTAACTTAATCCATCCGATAGCGTTAAGTTGTGTACTCGAAAAATTTGGCGAGCTTGGTTTTGTTTCGGTAGATATATCTGCAATTGTTGATGCTTACAAGAGTAGGAAATCAATTGGTGAAACCATGAATGCAATGAGGGAAGCAACTGAAGGAGAAGATGATAGTATTAAAATGGATTTCCTTTTGGAATATTTTCAGTTGCAAACACAGCAATTTCCATTGATTTATGAATATAAAAGCAATATTCTGCAACCCAATAAAAGATTGCTAACAAGTGGTTTTCCATTTTCATACATTGCTAATCTTGAGCAACTAATGTATCCAGGGTGGTTTACCGCATGCTTTATGAGTAAAGCTACAAACTCATCTGTTTGGGGGAACTATGGCGACAATCATACTGGTGCATGTTTGATATTTGATGCAAAGCTTGAAGATAATCGACAGCATAGTATTACCCTAAATAACGCTCTTATTGGATATGGTAGTAACGGGCCTGTAAAGGGAACCTCAAGCTTACCTTTTCATCAAATTCGCTATACTCATAAGCAGGATGGGTTAAACTTCTTTGACTCATTAGGGCAGTTACCTATACCGGCTGTCAACAGACAATGGTTGACAAATAGTAACGGGAAGCGGAGTGCCTACGCATCTACTTTTAATGATGAGTGGCGCAAAAAATATTGGGAAAATTACTACTTGCCAATAACTCAAAAAAGTAAAGATTGGGAGTATGAAAATGAATATAGACTTGTATTAAATAACATGGGAGGGCAGTATGAAAACCATGGCGTCACTCTGAATTATAATTTCAATTCATTAAAGGGTATTATTTTTGGTATTAACACCTCCTTTGAGCATAAATTGAAAATAATTAAAATAATTGAAGGTAAAGTGCGAGAGAATTCTCATTATGGTTTTAAATTTTACCAGGCTTATTATTGCCGTCGGACTGGTGAGATTAAAAATACTGAGTTAAGCATGGTAAGGTTTTCCAGGTCCTAATTATAAGTAAATTATCCTAGGTTGGGATAATTTATTGGTTTTATCTTAGCAAGTTTTGTCAGAGGAAAGTGTTATGAGTTGGTGGTTTATTGATAAGAGCGGGACTTTATCTTTAGGTTAGAGTTGTTTCATCCCTCATCAAACCCGCATTGATTGCCGCTGGCCTCGCCCGGCGGCATTCTTTCCCCATGAATAATCTAAATTCTCTGCAGGAAATCGCACGCGCGATCCGCAACCTTATCCGCACCGGCATCGTGACTGACATCGACCACAACGAGGGGTTTTGTCGTGTCCAGACCGGCGGCATGGAAACCACCTGGCTGAACTGGCTAACCTGCCGCGCCGGTCGCTCACGCGTATGGTGGGCTCCATCCGTTGGCGAGCAGGTGCTTTTGCTGGCGATCGGCGGCGAGCTCGATACGGCATTTGTGCTGCCCGGCATTTTCTCTGACGACCATCCCGCGCCGTCTGCCTCCCCTGATGCGCTCCACGTGTCATTTCCTGACGGGGCGGTTATCGAGTATGAACCCGAAAACGGCGCGCTCACCGTGTCAGGTATCAAAACCGCTGACGTCACCGCGTCTGAGTCAATTACGGCCACCGTGCCGGTGGTGCTGGTGAAAGCGTCGAGCCGCATCACTCTCGATACCCCGGAGGTGGTTTGCACCAACAAGCTGACGACCGGCACGCTCGAAGTGAAACAGGGCGGGAAGATGACCGGCGACATCGAGCACACCGGCGGGACACTGAAATCAAACGGCGTGCAGGTGGACAACCACGCGCACGGCAACGTACAGAGCGGCGGAAGCTGGACTAAGGGGACGCAATGACGGTGCGTTATCTGGGAATGAACAACCAGACCGGCCTCAGTATCTCTGAGGTTGAGCATATCCGGCAAAGCGTGCGTGACATTCTGGTCACGCCGGTTGGCTCACGCGTCATGCGCCGTGAATATGGCTCGCTCCTGTCGCAGATGATTGACCAGCCGCAGACCCCGGCGCTGCGCCTGCAGATTATGGCCGCGTGCTATTCCGCGATCCAGAAGTGGGAGCCACGCGTAGACCTCTCGACCATTACCTTTGAACGGTCGGAGACCGACGGCGGGCTGTATGTCGACATCACCGGCACCCGCTCGACCGGCGGCCAGCCATTTTCCATCACCATTCCACTGAGTTAAATCACTATGGCAACCGTTGACCTGAATCAGTTACCCGTTCCCGATGTGGTGGAAGAACTGGACTTTGAAACCATTCTTGCCGAACGCATTGCGACGCTAATTTCACTCTATCCAGAAGACCTGCAGGAGGCCATTGCCCGTACGCTCACACTTGAGTCAGAGCCGATTGTGAAGCTGCTGCAGGAAAACGCCTATCGTGAAGTTATCTGGCGTCAGCGTGTGAATGAAGCCGCGCAGGCGGTAACGCTGGCCTATTCAACCGGTCACGACCTTGACGTCGTGGCCGGGAACAACAATACCGAACGTCTGACCATCACCCCGGCGGATGACACCACCATCCCGCCGACACCTGCCGTTATGGAATCCGACACCGACCTGCGCCTGCGCGCGCAACAGGCGTTTGAAGGCTTAAGCGTGGCGGGTCCGGTCGGAGCATATGAGTATCACGGTCGCAGCGCCGACGGACGGGTCGCCGACGTGTCGGTCGCAAGCCCGTCGCCAGCCTGCGTAACGATTACCGTCTTATCCCGTGAGGGCGACGGCACCGCGAGCCATGAGCTGCTGGCAATCGTTGAAAAGGCACTGAATGCCGAAGATGTGCGGCCGGTGGCTGACCGTGTGACCGTCCAGCCAGCCGAGATTGTGCCGTACCAGATTGACGCGACGATCTACGTTTACCCCGGTCCCGAATCTGAGCCCATCAGGCAGGCCTCAGAGCAGAAGCTGCAGAGCTATATCAGCGCGCAGCACCGCCTCGGGCGTGATATCCGCCTGTCAGCTATTTATGCGGCGCTGCATGTTGAGGGGGTGCAGCGTGTCGAGCTGGCCTCACCGCAGGCCGACATTGTGCTGAGTAAGTCGCAGGCGTCGAACTGTACCGAGTACCAGATAGCTATCGGGGGCTCAGATGAGTGACCGGCTGTTACCCGTTGGCTCGTCGCCGCTGGAAGTTGCTGCCGCTGCCGCACTCTCTGAAATTCAGCGCGTGCCGGTAGCGCTGCGCACCCTTTGGAACTGGCGCACCTGCCCGGTAAACCTGCTGCCGTATCTGGCGTGGGCGCTGTCGGTTGACAGATGGGATGAGAAGTGGCCGGAGGCGACAAAGCGCAGCGTCTGTGCGTCCTCGTTTTTCGTCCATCAGCATAAAGGCACCATCAGCGCATTGCGTCGGGTGGTTGAGCCGCTCGGCTTTCTGATTGAGGTGCGCGAGTGGTGGCAACTCGACGAGGAGCCTGGCACTTTCCGTCTCGTTGTCGGCGTGCTTGACAGTGGCATCACTGACGAAATGTATCAGGAGCTCGAGCGCCTGATTGAAGACGCCAAACCGGCAAGCCGCCACCTCACCGGGCTGGCTATCAGCCTGAGTGCGACCGGCGAGCTGTATGTCGGCGCGGGATGCTACGACGGCGACGCGCTCACCGTTTACCCCTACACCACCGAGGAAATTGTCGTCGGCGGTGAATATTACCCGGCCTCGGCCATCCATTTGATTGATAACCTGAGAGTGAACACATGACCGCAAAATATTTTGCCATTCTGACCAATCAGGGCGCGGCGCGGCTGGCGAACGCGGCGGCACTCGGTACCAGACTAAACCTGACGCAGATGGCCGTCGGCGATGCGAATGGTACTTTGCGGACCCCTGACCCGGCGCAGACGAAGCTCATAAATCAGAAGCGCATCGCGCCGCTGAACCTGCTGAACGTTGACCCGGCCAATACCAGCCATATTATCGCGGAACAGATAATTCCCGAGAATGAGGGCGGTTTCTGGATCCGCGAGATTGGCCTCTACGATGATGAGGGGATTCTGATTGCCGTGGCAAACTGCCCGGAGACCTACAAGCCGCAACTGCAGGAGGGGAGCGGCCGCACGCAGACCATTCGCATGATCCTGATAGTGTCGAGCACGTCGGCAATCACCCTGAAAATTGACCCGTCGGTGGTGCTGGCAACGCGGCAGTATGTCGAGGATAAGGTTATCGAGGTGAAAGCCTATGCTGATGATTTGATGAAAAAGCATGTCGCGGATAAAAACCCACATGCGCAATATCTGATGATTGCGAACGCTTTAAAAGAAATGGCCGACGCTGGTTTGGTTGCTGAGGTGCTAAAAAACCTCGGTTTGGGAACAGCCGCAACGAAGAACGTTGGTAATGGAACAGGCCAAATTCCAACCATGGCAAACTTTACCTCTGGAGCGGGGTGGATGAAGTTTCCTGACGGCACAATCTTGCAGTTTGGGACTAATATAGCCGGATCAATCGGCTTTCCGACAACCATTAATTTTCCGATCCCATTTACGTCTGGTTGTCGTATTGCAACATCTTTTGACAGCGCATCTAACGTCGCGAATGATTGCCCTGCATTTGCAACATCACCAGCAGGAACTGGGTTAGTGGCGTTCTATTTAATGAGTTCCCGTACTGGCGGAACGGGTGCAGGCGCTAATTGGATTGCAATAGGAAAATAAAAATGAACAAATATCTATACGATGCGCGTACTAATGCATTTTATCCATTTGGATTGCAGGCAGACTACGAAGCCGCAGCAATGTGGCCTGAAAATGGCGTGGAGATTGATGAAGAAACATTTTCTGAGTTTCAAAAACCACCAATAAGCAAAATGAGGGTAGCGGGTGACGATGGCCACCCTGCATGGGCGGATATCCCGCCTCTTACCGATGAAGAACAGAACGCGATGGCTGATTCACAAAAACAATTGCTTATTGATCAGGCTAACGAATACATAAACAGTAAGCAGTGGCCGGGGAAAGCGGCGATGGGAAGATTGAAAGACTCAGAAAAAAGTCAATACAACGATTGGTTAGACTATCTTGATGAACTCGAAGCCATAGATACGGCCACTGCGCCGGATATTGAGTGGCCGGAAAGACCAGAATAAACGAAGCCCTCCACCCGGAGGGCTTTTTTGTATGTTGTGTTATCCCTCCACCAACGGCATTGCATCGCGCCTGCGCGACACACAACAGAAAATAGTCGCACCCCTTAACCACGGAGTTAAACAGATGGGCGACTATCATCACGGCGTCGAGGTCATCGAGATTAATGATGGCACGCGCACCATTTCCACCGTCTCGACGGCCATTATCGGCATGGTCTGTACGGCCAGCGATGCTGACGCAAAGACATTCCCCTTAAACGAGCCGGTACTGATTACCAGCGTGCAAACGGCGATCGGGAAAGCCGGTAAACAGGGCACGCTGGCAAAATCCCTTCAGGCCATCGCCGACCAGTGCAAACCTGTCATTGTGGTGGTGCGCGTTCCCGAAGGTTTCGAAGACCCGGAAGACCCGGAAGCGGCGCAGAAAGAAACCATTTCCAACATCATCGGCACGACCAACGAAAACGGCAAATACACCGGGCTGAAAGCGCTGTTAACGGCGAAAACCGTCACCGGCGTTAAGCCGCGCATTCTCGGCGTGCCGGGGCTGGATACGCAGGAAGTGGCGACCGCGCTTGCGTCGACCTGCCAGAGCCTGCGCGCATTCGGCTACGTGAGCGCGTGGGGCTGCAAGACCATTTCCGACGCCATCAAATACCGTGAGAATTTCAGCCAGCGCGAGCTCATGGTGATTCACCCTGATTTTCTGGCATGGGACACCACGGCGAACGAAACCGATATTGCATGGGCGACCGCCCGCGCGCTCGGCCTGCGCGCCAAAATAGACCAGACAATCGGCTGGCACAAAACGCTGTCCAACGTCGGCGTAAATGGCGTCACCGGCGTCAGTGCCTCGGTGTCATGGGATTTGCAGGAGCAGGCCACCGACGCCAACCTGCTGAATCAGGCCGGGGTGACAACGCTCATCCGCAACGACGGCTTTAAGTTTTGGGGCAACCGCACCTGCTCGGACGATCCGTTATTCGTGTTTGAAAACTACACCCGCACGGCGCAGGTGCTGGCCGACACGATGGCTGAGGCGCACGCGTGGGCGATGGATAAGCCCGTTTCCGCAACGCTCATCCGCGACATCGTCGCCGGTATCAATGCCAAATTCCGCGAGCTGAAAAACAACGGCTATATCGTTGACGGCTCCTGCTGGTACGACCCGGAGTCAAACACCGTGGAAACCCTGAAAGCCGGGAAGCTGTATATCGATTACGACTACACCCCCGTCCCGCCGCTGGAAAACCTGACCCTGCGCCAGCGCATCACCGATACCTATCTGGCAGACCTGTCAGACTCGGTCAACAGCTAAGGAGCTCAGAGCATGGCGTTACCACGCAAACTGAAATACCTGAACATGTTTAACGACGGCCTCAGCTACATGGGCGTCGTTGAATCCGTCACCCTGCCAAAGCTGACCCGCAAGCTAGAGAAATATCGCGGCAGCGGGATGCCGGGCTCGGTGTCGATTGACCTCGGCCTCGACGACGACGCGCTGTCGCTTGAGTGGACGCTGGGCGGCCTGCCTGACGTTGAGCTGTGGGCGCAGTACGCGTCACCGGGTGCCGACAGCGTGCCGCTGCGCTTCACCGGCTCATTCCAACGCGATGACACCGGCGATATTTCTGCCGTTGAGGTGGTCATGCGTGGCCGTCACAAGGAGTACGACGGCGGCGAGAACAAACAGGGCGAAAGCGGCACGACCAAAATCGCGACCGAGTGCTCGTACTACCAGCTCACGATCGACGGCAAAGAGGTCATCGAGATTGACGTCATCAACATGGTGATGAAAGTCGACGGCGTCGACCGTCTTGCTGAGCATCGCCGGGCGATTGGCCTGTAACCCGTTAACCGGTCAGCCTGACTGGCCGGTCACTTACTCACATTCAAAGAGAGCAACATCATGGAAAACATCAACGAAACCGCCACCACCGAAACCGAAAACCCGAACATTGTGATCCTCGATAATCCCATCATGCGTGGCGAGCAAAAAATCGAACAGGTGACCGTGTCCAAACCCAACGCCGGTACTCTGCGCGGTGTGAGTCTGGCCTCGCTGGCAAACTCTGACGTCGATGCGCTGATTAAGGTGCTGCCGCGCATGACATACCCGGCGCTGACCGAGCCCGAGGTCATGCGTCTGGAAGCGTCAGACCTGATTTTATTCGCCGGTAAGGTGGTCGGTTTTTTGTCGCCATCTTCGGCTCGCTGACCTTCCCGGACAACCTTTCGGTCGATGACCTGATGGCGGATATCGCGGTGATATTTCACTGGCCGCCATCAGAGCTAAATTCCCTGAGTGTGACCGAGCTCATCACATGGCGCGAAAAGGCGCTGCAGCGAAGCGGACACCACCATGAGCAATAACGTCAGGATTGAGGTACTGCTGAACGCAGTAGACCGTGCAAGCCGACCGCTCAAAGCTATCCAGACTGCCAGCAAGACCCTTGCCGGCGATATCCGCACTTCTCAAAACAGCCTGCGCGATCTGAATGCGCAGGCTGGCCGAATTGACGGATTCAGGAAAGCGAGCGCACAGCTTGCTATGACAGGCCAGTCGCTTAACAAGGCGAAACAGGAAGCCGCCGCGCTGGCCGTCCAGTTTAAAAACACGCAGAACCCCACAACCGCGCAGGCGCGCGCGATGGAGGCGGCAAAGAAATCCGCCGCTGACCTGCAGCTCAAATACAACAGCCTCAGGCAGTCGGTACAGCGCCAGCGCACCGAGCTCGCGCAGGCCGGGATTAACACCCGTACTCTCTCGGCGGATGAGCGCCGCCTGAAAACCAGCATCAGTGAAACGACCGCGCAACTTAACCGGCAGCGCGAGGCGCTGGCGCGGGTCAGTCAACAGCAGGCGCGACTGAGTCGCGTTAAAGAGCGTTATCAGGCCGGTAAATCCCTTGCCGGAGGCGCTGCGGCTGCAGGCGCGGCGGGCGTCGGTATCGCCACGGCGGGAACGATGGCCGGAGTAAAATTACTCACACCCGGTTATGACTTTGCACAGAAAAACTCTGAGCTGCAGGCCGTGCTCGGGGTCGAAAAACAGTCACCCGAAATGGAGGCGCTGCGCAAACAGGCGCGCCAGCTCGGGGACAATACCGCTGCGTCTGCAGATGATGCGGCGAGCGCGCAGATTATCATTGCGAAAAGCGGCGGGGATGCGGCAGCGATTCAGGCGGCGACGCCGGTCACGCTGAATATGGCGCTGTCTAATCGTCGCTCGATGGAAGAAAACGCCGCGCTGCTGACGGGGATGAAATCCGCGTTTCAGATGTCAAACGACCAGATCGCGCACATCGGCGACGTGCTGTCGATGACGATGAACAAAACGGCCGCTGACTTTGACGGGCTGAGCGACGCGCTGACGTATGCTGCGCCGGTGGCAAAAAATGCCGGGGTCAGTATCGAGCAGACCGCCGCAATGGTCGGCGCGCTACATGACGCCAAAATCACCGGCTCGATGGCGGGAACGGGCAGCCGTGCCGTCCTGAGTCGCCTGCAGGCTCCGACCGGTAAGGCTTACGAGGCCATTAAAGAGCTCGGCGTTAAAACGTCTGACAGCAAGGGCAACACGCGCCCGATATTCGCCATTCTGAAAGAAATGCAGCGCAGTTTTGAGAAAAATAATCTCGGAACAAGCCAGAAAGGCGAGTACATGAAAACCATTTTCGGTGAGGAAGCCAGCTCGGCGGCGGCGGTGCTGATGACCGCTGCGTCAAGCGGCAAACTCGACCAGCTCACGGCGGCATTTAAAGCCTCGGACGGGAAAACCGCTGAGCTGGTCAAAATCATGCAGGACAACCTAGGCGGCGACTTCAAAGAATTTCAGTCAGCCTATGAGGCCGTCGGTACTGACCTGTTTGACCAGCAGGAGGGCTCACTGCGTGAGCTCACTAAAACCGCCACGAAATATGTTTTAAAGCTCGACGGCTGGATCACCAATAACAAAACACTTGCGTCAACCATCGGGTTAATTGCAGGTGGTGGGCTGGCGCTGATTGGCGTGCTGGGCGGGATTGGCCTGATAGCGTGGCCGGTGGTAACGGGTTTCAACGTGATTATCGCCGCTGCCGGTGTTCTCGGTGCAAATCTGGCCGCAATGGGGGCGGCCATTGTCTCTGTGCTCGGGGCGCTTACCTGGCCGATTGTGGCTATTGGCGTTGCCATCATCGCCGGTGCGCTGCTCATCCGCAAATACTGGGAGCCAATAAGCGCATTTTTCTCAGGCGTAATGGAGGGGATAAAGCAGGCTTTTGCCCCTGTAGTGGAGTTATTCGAACCGTTAAAGCCGGTTTTTGACTGGCTGGGTGACAAACTTAAAGCGGCGTGGCAGTGGTTTAAAGACCTGATCGCACCGGTTAAGTCGACGCAGGAGACGCTCGACAGCTGCAAAAATGCGGGTGTGATGTTCGGTAAGATGCTGGCCGAAGCGCTGATGTTACCGCTCAAAAGCTTTAATACATTGCGTACCGGCGTTAACTGGTTACTGGAAAAGCTCGGGGTTATCAATAAAGAATCAAGCGACCTTGACCAGAAGGCCGTAAAAGCCAATGCCGCCACCGGCTCGCAAAAGGTGTCTTATATTCCGGCAACCTCAACATATGGCGGTTATCAGGCATATCAGCCAGTTACCGCGCCCATGGGTAAGACTTACGTCGACCAGAGCAAGCCAGAATATAACATCAACCTGAATGGTGGCATCGCGCCGGGCAGCGACCTCGACCGTCAGCTGCGTGAGGCTGTCGATAAACTCGACCGTGAAAACCGTGCGCGTCAGCGCTCAAGTATGCGTCATGACTGAGGGGGATAAAGCATGTTAATGGTTTTAGGTTTGTTTGTGTTTGAGCGCCGCACGCTGCCCTATCAGTCCATGCAGTATTCGAAGGATTACCGCTGGGCGTCAAACGACCGTATCGGCAAGCCACCGGCTTACCAGTATCTCGGGGAAGGGGAAACCACGCGCACGCTGTCGGGTGTCCTCTATCCCGAAATTACCGGCGGACGTCTGTCACTGACCGCCATCGAGCTGATGGCAGACGAGGGGCGAGCGTGGCCGCTGATTGACGGAACGGGCATGATCCACGGTATGTATGTCATCGACAAAGTGACGCACACGCACACCGAGCTATTCAGCGACGGAGCGGCGAGAAAAATCGAGTTTAGCCTTTCGCTTAAGCGGGTCGATAAATCGCTGGCGGCCATTTATGGCGACCTGAAAACGCAGGCCGACAATCTGGTCACGTCTGCCGGTGACTGGCTGGGAGGGCTGGCAGGATGATTACAGGAATGGATATTCAGGCCGGGGCGAAGATTGCCCCGGCGTTTATGCTCAAGCTGGATAACGAGGATATCACGCAGGATTTTAGCGACCGCCTTATCAGCCTGACAATGACCGATAATCGCGGATTCGAGGCCGACCAGCTCGATATCGAGCTCGATGACACCGACGGCCAGATAGCTTTGCCACCGCGCGGCGCAACGTTGACGCTGTGGTTAGGCTGGCAGGGATCCGCGCTGATAAAAAAAGGGACGTTCACGGTCGACGAAATCGAGCACCGTGGTGCGCCAGATACGCTGACCATCAGGGGGCGCAGCGCCGATTTTCGCGGGTCGCTGAACTCGCGCCGGGAACAGTCATGGCATGACACCACGCTCGGGCAAATTGTGGAGGCGATTGCGGCACGCAATAAGCTGACGGCGAGCGTGGCTGACACGCTGAAAGCCGTCGCAGTGCCTCACATTGACCAGTCGCAGGAATCCGACGCGGTGTTTCTGTCCCGTCTGGCTGACCGGAACGGGGCGGCGGTTTCGGTAAAAGCGGGGAAACTGTTATTCCTGAAAGCGGGGAGCGGTAAGACGGCCAGCGGGAAGCCCCTTTCGCAGATGACGCTTGAGCGCGGCGACGGCGATCGTCATCAGTTTGCCATTGCTGACCGGGAAGCCTATACCGGCGTTACGGCGAAATGGCTGCACACCAAAGACCCGAAGCCGCAAAAGCAAAAGGTTAAGCTCAGGCGTAAGCCCAAAGAGAAGTATCTCCGAGCGCTGCAGCATCCGAAAGCGACCAAAGCCCCGGCAAAGGCCAAAGCCAAAAAAGAGCATGAAGCGCGCGAGGGCGAGTATATGGCCGGTGAGGCTGATAACGTGCTGGAGCTCACGACGATTTATGCGTCAAAGGCGCAGGCCATGCGCGCCGCTCAGGCGAAGTGGGACAAGCTGCAGCGAGGTGTCGCGGAGTTTTCAATTTCGCTGGCTATTGGCCGGGCAGATTTATTTCCTGAAACGCCAATCGCGGTGAAAGGCTTTAAGCGCGTCATAGACGATCAGGCGTGGATAATCAGCCGGGTGGTGCATAACCTCAACGGGAACGGCTACACGACGGGCTTAGAGCTTGAGGTTAAGGTTTCGGATGTGGAGTATGAAAGCGAAGAGGTGACACAATAAAAGTTGTTTATGTGTTTGATATATAAGATTTTAATGGCTAAAATTGGCGCATCAAAAACGTTCTGAGGTGCTCGCCATGTTTCACTGTCCAAATTGCCATTACGCCGCCCACGCTCGCACTAGTCGCTATTTTTCTGACACGACAAAAGAGCGTTATCATCAATGCACAAATATCAATTGCAGCGCTACGTTTGTCACCACTGAAACGATAGAGCGCTTTATCGTTTCGCCGGGGGTAGTAGTGCCAGCGGCACCGCATCCGACATCATCAGGACAGCAACAAATGCACTGGCAGTGA